ATTACTAAGCCGCCCTGACCGCTTAATTTAGCCAATAGTTCGAATATCTGTGTCAGGTTGTCAGCGGCTTGCTTATCATTGATGCTGACCCATAGAAGGGCAAAAGATAGCAAGGTAGCAAGTCCTACCGCACCACCAATACGATAAGCAGATTCAAGAAGTTTTTTCAAATCGTCCATTTTTATCTATTCCTCATTAACAATTATGTCACTCATCCGACGATCCCGCCGCCAATCCAATGTCTTCTCTTGTATTCTACCCATAACAAGCTCTTCCCTCAATTGTTTATTCTGCAATCGTAACGCCTTATTACTTGCATTTAAGGTTTTGTTAACCTCGTGCAGACTAAGGCAATACCAGACAAGCGCTAATAATCCAATTAACACAAGGCTCATGATTGCGGTAATTTTCCCAATCATAGGGCTTCGAATCTTATTGTGGCTGCATCAGAACCTATGATAATTTCCTCACTAAATTCCTCAACAAGATGTTCCATTCTATCAACCCTCTTTAATAGGGAATCAATAACCTTACCCGATGCCTTAAAAGATAGAGGGACTGGGTAACCAGTGAACAAGAACAAATCAGTATCCGAAACAATTGCAGCGTCCAGAGCGCGCAATCTAGAACGAGCTATTGCAGCATCCTCCTCTAGCTCTTGTTGCTCCTCAGGTGTATGGTTACCAACCGCTAACAAATCCTCAAGTGCTTTCAACTTGTTATTGGTCACTTCTCTGGCAACTTTCATTTCTTCCAAATGGGTTTCAATAATAGACATTTTACTCTCCTGGAAAGGCAAGGGAAAGTATTCCCTTGCCTCGACTAAATATAAAAACCAGATTAGACAATCGGCGCGAATGTTATTGTTGCAGCATCCGCACTAATCACCGGGGCGACCTCGGTGATGGTTACTGTAGCCGTAGCCACAACATCCAACACAGCGTTGGTTAAATTACCGTCACCTTTCGCAGTGATAACAGCGTCTACAACGGGAATTGAACCTGTCACGGTTGCAGTTAGAGCACCTGCATCGGGTGTAATGGTGATTCCGCTTGCAGGGTCGACTGACCACACTAACGGGGTGTTCGGGTCAACTGACCCGGGATTACCAGCCAAAGTCGGCACGAATGTCGCTTTGAACGCTTTGTTTACTTCATTAATAAAATCAGCCATTTTATCTTTCCTATAGGTTTTTCCGGTCACTTGTTAATACGTCACCCGACCGGAATGGGTGAATTTTATCTCATTTCATGCCAAGTTTGCAATGATGGCACCCCGGCATTGACCCCTATTCTATAAGTTGACCCTGGGGCTATTAATATATTTATTTGCATCAATCTAGTCGGGGTTTCAGCAGAACCACCAAATATAGTCTGACCATCTGTTAGACAAGCGATAGTGGCGACTGACGCGCTGCTAAGGAGAGTTACGTTGATGGGTAATGGTTTCCCCGTGTCATTGGTATAAGTGGTATCTGTTGCTCGACTTGACAAAAAGTCCTGCCAAGTACCTCCCACCGCATTTAAAGGATTGAGCAATACCCATTTATCCATTGTTGAATCGTATCTAACATCATGCCATTTACCAGATTGAATATCCCCTATTGCTAAAGGTTTATTGGAATCCCTGACGATTATTTTTGCAGTCAGAGCATTTGGGGAAAATGTTGGAGTTGTGCTTGTATTAGTTGCATTTGCTTTGAACGCTAGTGTTATTCCATTAACTAATGATAGAGTTGAGGAATATGTTGCTGTATGGGTATTAGCAGTCCCGGACCCAACCGCTGTCTTAGCAAATTCCCCCCATGACTCCCACCAAGTCGGAGAGGTGCTTGGAGCATGATTTGTATTAGTTGCTTGGAGTGATTTGTAAGTCAGGCCGTCGTCCCCTATGACCCTGTCCCCTATTGCATACGTTTCAGCAGCATCATAATCAACCAAGCCCCTTCGACTGAAATACCGCACAGCGTTGGCACAATAATTCAAGATCCAATTGAATCTTTGGCGACTCGGGGCACTTGAACTGGCTGGCCAACCAGTAGAGACTTCCCCGGCAGTTGGTTCAGTCTTATCCCCGGTATCAGCCCATATATTTTTGACAGGTGGTTTAATAATTCCCATAATTTTCTCCTAATTAAAATTCTTCTCTAAATATACCACCACCCGGGAAGCCTTCTTCCCCGAAAGTGCCGGCGGTCGGTACGGTATCGGTAAAACCAAAGAACAAAGTACCAGGTGGCACATAAGTTCCAAGTATGGATTGAACCCCAGCGGGTCTCGGTACTATATCAAGAGCTAAAATGGATTGCTCAGAAAAATTTAATTCTCGTCCTGGGATATAATTAAAGGTCATATTTAAGTTATCGACCACTGTGACCGTATCCACATTAAATAGAAACTTCAATGCTTGTATAACGTCTTCCCCTGTACCGTGGGAATGGTTTTTAACTATTTTAGCTCTTATTAGATTTCGATATTCAATATCATTTAATATCGAACTGGAAGTAGCTAATTCACCCTCATCCCTGAAGCGTCTACCCAACGAGGGGGAACCTTCTTCCCCGAACCGAAAAGCAGTTGGGGAGGAGTCATCAAACCCAAAAAATTCCAAAGCCAGGCTATTAGGAATTATTCGACCAACTCCAACAATCTCCCCAATCGTATCCAGATTAACACCCCTTGCGGTATCAATATCAGTCTGGAGACTTATGGTATCCAGAGCAAGTTCTAACTCCTCACTGTAGGCTAACAAAGCTTTCAGAAAGGATACGAACTTTGCACTTTCATAATATTGGGTTGCACGTCTACCAAGCCCAATCTCTGTGTGATTAATTATACTATGTGACATTGACCACAATCCTCGATTGATCAAAAGAAGCTAGTTCATTAAAAGCTATTGCAAGATTTGTCTCCGTTGTTGGGGATGCTGCAAAACCCAGAAATAGTGTGGTTATGGAATGTCCGGGCACATCATTGACAGGAACGTACAAACGTGATTGAATGACCTCCTCTCCAATGGACTGGTTAGCAATGGCCCAGGCAACAATATTATCTTTAATCATCTGATCACCGGTTGTCGGCCAACCAGCTTTTTTTACCACATTGACGATAATAAATACGTTCTTCAATGTAGGTCTATCGAATTTCATCGTATGGGATACACCAACGGAATCAGTTATATTGATTGAAACAGCACCTAACATATCGCAACCCAAAGACTTCCTTAACCATATTGTCTGGGCGATTTCAGCATCCGTCCCGCCTTGCACGATAGCATGAATTCCGTGAGCCGGGGTTCCATTACTATCAACAGCATTGGTATAATTTTCCAACACCACAGCTTGAACCACGGACGCTAGATTTTGCAAAGCACCTTCTAAGGACTCCAATATAGATTGAGCAGGTGTGGAAGTGCTTTGTGAGCGTCTTATTCGTAATTGTTCATCAGTCTCTTCCGTCCGACCTGGGATAGCAGCCACATCATTTGTTACTGTCTGCCATCCAAATACAGGGTTATCAATCTTAGTGATTGTTCCAATGGGAGCGGTTATGGGACCAAAAGTCAACGCTTGAGAATTGACAAATGCAAACCCAGTGCCGTCGATATTACCTTGCGTTATAGTTTGGAAAACTTGATTTGTAGCAGGGTTCCTCACTAAGCTACCAACCGGGACAGACGTACCATTAACTCCGCCGAGCTTAAGAACGCAAGTCGAATAACGGCCTTCAATTCTTCGAATTCCATTTAACTGCACCAGACGGGATAAAGCAACTCCAAGAGCCGTCTGCGGGTTAAACGAATGGTATACATCCTCTGCTAGCATTGTCAAATTGTCTTGAGACTCAGCAAAGATACCTAGAAGCTGACCGTCCAACGTATCCGGTTCCAAATCAATATCTGCTCCAAAGATACCAATCATACCGTTTTGCAGATCAACCAACAATTCATCCAACCTTGTGCGGTTGAACCCCAATTCAGTTAATTCCGTCATAATGTGACCCTTATGTTATCAGTTGACCCGTAAATTGTGCTCACTGTAGCACTTACGTCTAGCCTTCTTGTGTTCCGATTAAAAACCACATCAAAGGAACGCAACTCATCAACTCCATCTGTTTCAATAATAGTTTGTTTAATTAATGATTCCGCCAGCGGCAGGTTTGCAGGCTTAATCATTATTTCTTGCAAGTAGGGCACCCCAGCATCCACATCCAGAAACCATTCACCTTTCAAAAGTTGTAATCGTGTTCTTACATTTTGAGCCACAGCTTCCTGCTCTTTTGCATAGTCTGACAATCCGTGGCCAAAGGACATATCAAAATCAGGGTTTAGCCTTCTAACTATCATTGCACCACTCCACCAAGACCAGAACCGCCTGAATTAATATGTTTATGGGTCTCATCAATCCGATGCCCGTTTGCAATGACTTGACCATTAATAGTTAAGTCCCCGGTAACCACAATTCCAGTGCTACTCATTGTCATCTTAACCGTCCCGGCTCTATTCCGTAACTCCGCGCCAGCGGTTGAGACCCCAGTCAATTTGTTTGGCTGAGAGTTGACGCCAACAAATGCAAACCCATCGGAGAGATCGTGTTGCCTATAGTCTTCCGGTTCACTAATAACCCCATCTATGGCCCAGCCATCAATACACCGTTCAGAAAATACCAAGAGACATTCGTCCCCGATAGAGACCGGAAAAGTAAGATAAAAATTCCCGCCGCCAGGGAAAACAACAGGTACATCCACACAAAGCGGCAGATTAACGGCACCCTTTTCAGTAAAAATTCTTTTAATCGCCGGCTGAACTTCAGCGGTCTGTTTAGTCGCATCATAAGAATGTATTATCCCAGGCAAGCAGGTATGAAGATTCTTCAGAGCTGCATCAACAACGGACTGCCCAACTCCTTCCAATGTGGCTAGGCTGGTCTTATCCCTTTCAATTTTTGCATAGTCATCCGACATCTGAGTCAACCCCAATTATTTACGGGAAACCCCATTGAGCTTTTCAACAGTTCTGGCAGCACCTAAGCCCAATATACCAAATAGTATCTGGGAGGTGATTGTGGTATCAATAACGGGAAATCCACCCGTATAGGCAAATACAACCACAGCAAGGAATCTGGCAAATGGTTCCACTAGACTAGCATAACACATTCCCGCCACACATACCCAACCCACAGCCGGGCGCCACCCTGAGACAAAAACGCTAGGGTTGGCTGCTTCAACCTTGTTAACGTCTATCTGTGAGAGTATTAAATTATATTGGTTTTGCATTTCTTGAACAGCTTGTGCAAGCTTAGCCTTTTCAACTTCCGTAGCATCAGGCCAAATTCTTTTAACAACATCATCAGCTAATCCACTCACAGCTGAAATCGCATCATCTATTCCAAACATTACACATTCCTACTCTTGGGGATTGGCTCCCCTATGCCCACGCATTCGATTTCCGAAAACCAATCGTTTCCGCGATTATCGCCTTTGTGTGTTATCTTGATAATCTTATAAATCCCGTCTGGGTCTTGACGAACGGGATCTTGCTGCACATCTTCCTTCTTCTCTCTCGGTACTGCCAACGACTGTGGACGGTTACGCTTTGCCTTGATGTCATTGTTATTCAACTGTATAGTTCCGTTGATTTTCAGTTGAGGATTGAGTAAACATTTAACCGCAATGCCCCTGTCGTTTGTCTCAGGTGCGGACAGCATACCGGTCTCAGAATTTATAACAATTGCCTCATCTGGTAAGGTATCGTCTACGTGAACGATAGTTAACTGCCCGTCTTGAATTGACCAGTTTGCACCGTTCCGAATAGCAACCTGCCGCACAATATCCCGGGTGTTACCCGTAACAACTTTCCCGCGCCTACGAGTCTTGCCTTTCAACTTCACATGACCTTTCTTAGTTGTTCCAAATGTGGACACCGCTTTATCAATGAGTTGACTGTCGCTTGTACCCGCTGCTAATGTCTCATTGATAACGCTTGTCTTATAATCCTCGTCACCATCACCGCCTTCAATCTCAGTAACGTAATCATTACCCTCCCTGTATCGGTAGACATACTTAATGGACCCCGTAAAGATTAAGCGTTCCTGGTCAACATATCCAGCACGAACCACCATATCCTTATATTCATTTTTAATTTTTGCCTCATTGGTGGGGTTTAGATTGTAAATTTTAACTACCACACTATTCGGGATTTCGTCTACTGTCTTGGTGATATCAAACAGGATTCGCAATTGGTTGACCACAATACCTTCGTCCTGTGAACCCACTAACACTTCCACATTGCGTTTCCATTGGCGGCTCATTGTGTGATCACCTCATCTTCGCTGAACCACACTAACACAGCGTTCTCAGTGAACCCTGTGAAGTCTGGGTCTTTGCCATCCTTGTTCTTATTGAACACCATCATCCGACCAATTCCAAAGTTATAGGGAGCCAACAGCTCTTGCCCCAATACCAACGGCATCCCATAAATTAGGAAGCTCTTACTCACTTCTTCCATGATACTTATCGTCCATATTTGCGAACGCTCATTGTACTGTAGACCCAACCTATATTTCACGTTCCCAAACTGCACCACCATTTCTTGGGCAACTGATTCCAATATGGGGATTTCTAGAATCATAGCAAAGCCCCCAGACCAGTCTTATAGAGTAAAGAAGATTTCTTTGTCGTCACGTCATTCCCTTTAATTTCTGAACGGTCAACTATAGATCCAGCTTGTCTAGCAGTTGCACCACTTCTCGGGGTTGCTTGTTTGTCTGTCACGGTCTTTGAACTACTAGAACCGGAACCGTTGGCAGTTGTTTGAACCTTCTTGGATTTATATTTAACTGTCTGGGTATTGACAATAATTACTTCCCTTAAGTCCGCTGTGAAAACCAGGGCCCCGGCGGTATCTTTATCCTGGCTTGTTTTCAAGTTGGTGCATACCATGTTCTTATACAAGCGTAGACCAGTCTGAACGTCAAATGGTTCCGCTGACCGCTGCAATGTAGTTAACAAGTCCAGGGCTTTAATAGAGCGGCTGTCCGAACCATAAATCCCCAGACCACTATCTGCGAGCGGGGAATCAGTCACCCCAGCACTAATGGACACACGAACAGGAAGCATGAAAGCATGATCGCTGACCACAACTCCCGATGCAACCGGGTTATCTGTTACCTGCAATTCATAGTCGTGGTCTTCTTCAAACACAGCATCGAAACTTAATCCGCCCATAAACCTAAGGATGGAAGCTGTCGTCATTGAGTCACCTGCGATTTGTGGTTACGTGTTGCGTTCCTATTTGTGTTGCTCAATGCCCGATTAACTTCTTGCCCTGCTTTAATTGGGTCAGTTGATCTAATGTTGAAATGGTTCGTTTGATTAGTTGTATTATTGTTTAAATTCTGCGTATTAGAGCCTGCTTTACCGACAACCCCGCCGTTTGCATTGAGTGAGTTATTAACGCCGCTTATAGCCGCGCTAAATTGCGGAATTCGCATACTTGCACCACCCCCAAAACCCAAACTAAATAAATCACCCGCTTTATCAATGAATAACACCACTTTAGCAATAGATTCCCCTATCCAGATACCCAAGTCCACAAATGCATCTTTCACCGCTGTCACCGCTGCCGCAACCGCATAAACTTGCAAAGCAACATCCGGATACTTAGCTAATATTTGCCCAATAACGGAATCATTCCCTTCCGCCCAATTAACAAGGTCATCGACGATCAATAATATGCCTGCAGCAATAGCCCCCAAGGCAACCGGAACCAATAAAGCTCTAGCCCAGAATAACAACATTGCAGCACCCGCCAACTGTAACACCGGGTTGAGTTCGAAGAATGCGTTAACCACAAATTCTACTGCGTGGACTAGGCGGAAAAACCAATCAACAAGGAAAGAAACCGTTCCGCTTATTACCGCTAGAACCTGGTCAATTCTGAGATTGATCCAATCCCGATTGGCCAAGACCCAACTTCTAAACCTATCTATCAAGTCCCGTAGCGAAGGCATTAGCTTGATAGCAACCTGTTCCCTGAGAGCTTTTATTAAGAACACAGTTCTATCCATTGAATCTTGGAATGCCCCGGCTTCCTTAGCATCCTGTTCGCTTACTATACCAAACTTCCGCGCCTCATCCCTTAGGGCTTGTATCCCGTCCTTACCCTTTTCAAGCAGGGGGATCAAGGAGCGGTCTATACCCAATTTCTCCGCCATACCTATTTGTTCTTGACGGGATAACCCTTGCATCTTGTCCGCAACTTCAGCTAATATGGTATCAAAAGATTTAACCTTACCATCTGCACCCTTAGCATCCAACCCTAATTTCTCAAATACCTTTGCACCACGACCCAGACCCAGAACAGCCTCACCCGTTACACGGTTCAATCCGTCAACAGTCGATTTAACCGCTTCCAAGGAGGAACCGCTTAACTGTGCAGCATGACCCAATTCCTGCACCGCCTCAATACTTACGTTTTCCTCTTCAGCCCAATCACCAAGAGTGTCTATAGCTTCTGCCGTGTGAGCAGTGAATATCGCAAGGCCACTTGCTGCCGCGATTGCTGCCGCTCCGAAAGCAGCGGCAGCAAGCATAGCAGTCTGTAAGTGCTTTTCAAAATTGACAAGCTCCTCGTCCTCAACATTAAAGCCAAGAGATACAAAGAAATCGCCAATTGATGTACCTTTCACTTCTTTAACTCCTTAAACCTACGTTGATATTCTTCCTCCTCATCCATTGCTTCGTGGAAGTCAGCCAAGTCATTTAGACTGTAGACCGTCTTCAATTCATGCAATGTACAAAGGGCTGGGTCGCGCATAATGGGCCGCATCACGTACCAGTTGATATTGGCTGATTCGATGATTTGGACACCGCTTTCCCTCCTAAGCCGAAACCGGAGGGGAGCCCGTCCAAAAAATCGGAAAAGTTGTACCTCAATGCTGCTAGGAACACTGACCACAATTCCTTATTTCTGCCTGTGAACGTGCTGTTAATTTCAACCCGTTCTCCATTACAGGACACGTAAGAAAAGACCGTTTCCATTGTGGTTATAATCTCTTCCGCATTCATCTTGGAAGCTATCAACCCGATGGCAGTTGCTCCTACTGCATCTGCATTATCGCCCTTTTCAGTTAGGGACTTGAACAGGGGCTCCCCGATAACTTTTGCAATAGCGATTTCTACTTTCAAAGCTTCAATTGCTGGCAGCGTCCCGAATGAGTAGGTACGCTCTTTGACCACAAAATCCTTAGTCACAATCACCACCTTCTGACGGTTCTTCTATCTCAACTTCCCTCAAAGCTGATTCGTTCAGGAACACCTCTACCACAGCACCAACACCGGCAACATTCTGGCATCGAACACAATATTTATTTTCACAATCCACTGAGTTAATCCTCGCTATAACATATCCCTGTTCACCGCTAGTATTAATTTCAACCAACTGTAGTAATTTGAATCCAAACAAATCCTCGACCATTTACCTTATCCTATGAATGAACCTAACAATCCTGGATCGCCAGCAAGCAGATCCAACCTTTCCACCACAAACGACCATTCAACCACTTGCCCATTCGCACCCCTCACCATGTCAGCAGGTTTCTTGATGTAGCCCAGAGAACCTGCGCCAACATCGTTCCTATACGTGTCCTGGAATAGGATTTGTATGGGCTTGAACCTGACGCCCCGTCCCTCTTGCAAGTTGAGCAACTTGGTGAGGTATTTATTGCTAGGAGAGACTTGGTTAAGCTTGATAGCAACCTCACCAGAATAATCCGCTGACAAACTAACCATCATATTTCCGTCTGCACCTATTTTGTCCGACGCAGAATCAGTACGACGCTTCATGTCAATAACGTCATCACCGTCCGCAAACCCAGTAATTTCTACCCCGTTAATTAACAGGACGGTATTTAAAAAACTGTACGTTCTCATTACTTACTCCTTAGCGTTCAAAGGTGATGGTGACATCAACGAAATGTATTGCGCCAGCCCCTTTACAGATTGCTTGAATAGGCGGGGCTTTTCTCGCTTGCCTGTCCGACTGGTTCTGATCGCGTACTGGTTGGGCATAGACATAGTATCCTTTGGGTAGGTAATCGCCTGATTTCACTTCACCTAGATCAAACCCGTTCCATTGCCCCTCTGCAAGCAGACCATTTCGAACGCCCTCCCTCAAAGCAGATTCCACTTGTGAAACGATTGCAGCAACTCCACGATCCGTTTGTGGGACTTTTGTGGTACGTGTAAGCAAGTACCCGAACACATTTGTTTCAACCGCATTTTGCAACCAGTCTAGACCATGCCTCTCGTCGAAGAACTGTCCGCTTGACATCCAACCCTCTGCCATCATTACCGAGTCGCCGAACGTGGTGTAATAGTTGCCATTTTTAGCCACAATAGCCAATCGTTGAGTTTCTGTAAGAACTGCTGGTGTTGTTCCTGGTAATTGCTTGAACTTTAATGTAAGGGTGGAATTCTCTTCGTTGAAGTTGACTGTGAAGCCCCTCGCAAATGCACTTACGATCATGTAGTCATCGCTATCATCCCAAATCCAGAACGTACGATTGTACAGGAACGATTTCATCACTGACCCAATATCCACTGTAACGACAGGATCCAGCACGTTAGATGCTTTTGTGGTGAAGCCAAATATTTTGACCCTTGCTTCCGCCCAAGCCGCTGCATCCTT